CTTAGCCGATAAGCAAGCGGACCGGGATAAACACGCCCCAAACCGCCGGGATAACGCTCCGACTCAACGCGGTTGACATAGCCCCGAAACAAGACGACTCGCTTTGAAGCGTCGGACGCGTCATATTCGGTTTCGATGCGGATGGGCATTTGCGACCGGACGCGAAGGGTCGGTAACACGTTGGCAAAGTCCACCGCATCCACCATCGCCATGCTGTGCGACGGGTCTCGATCCTGTCCGGTGATGCTGTATCCGAGCGCCCCTTTAACCGGCAAATGCAAGCCCGATCCGGTATCAAGTAGTTCGAACGGCGTCGTTGTCGTGATATCAAGCAACGCGTCACGGCTGATGCGCCATTGCGTCCAAATGGGCGTTTTGCTGCCGTCGGTCGAAGATGTGAACGAGCCTTTGACGTAATAGGACATCGGCGGTCCCGACGTGCCCCACGCGGGCGGGTTGTATTGCTTAAAGTTGTCCGCCGAGACCGCCGGCGATAAAACCGCACCCGTTTCCGCGTTGTAAAGATCGCAGGTGAACGTACTATCGCCGGGTGTTTCGGAGATCCAGTAAAGGGTGAACGGGTTCGCGGGATCAAACAGTCCCGACGGGGTGAACACGTCGTCCTTGAGCGTGCCCGAGGCGTAGTAATGCGGGGCGCCGATCGACACAATGCACGATCGGATATCCCGGCGGATGTCCACGCGAAGTGGGCAATCAACCGACGCCACGCCTTCCGATGACACCGACGGGACCGCGTAACTGTAGGTCTGGGTCTCGATGTCGTGACCCAAAATCGAATTGATCGCGTAGTTGGTCAGCGTTTGAATTAGGCCAGGAGCTGCGGCCGCACCGCATTGAATTAAGATGCTTCCCACCGGTCCACTGCCGCGAGTGGTGTACGGGCTGCACATGATGCGGATGTTGTGCTCAAAGCCGAACACGTGCCCGGCGGCCGCATAGCGAAAACTGGATCGGTTGACGAACAACCCAGTGTTGGCATCTTTCTCCAAGAGAAACGCCCGTCCGTCGCCGCAGAAGTGAACCGCGTATTGGCCCGTGCCTGTTGAATCCTTTGTTTCGCCCGCCGGGCCGGGGAAATAGAACGTGGTGATGCCGTCGGTCGAGTGAAACGGGGCGGCCAGCGGATTGAAGCTGAACGCAAACGCTCCAAGCGCCTGATACGTGGCGTTGGTGTGGATCACCCGATCCATCGGGTAATTGGCCGTCGGCAACACCGGCGACGGAAACGCCGTTTGGTCTGCCGTAAGAATCCCGGTGTCCCAATTGCCGCCCGAGACGAACTTTTTGAACCGTGGCGCGCCGGTGGATTGAACGCCCGAATCAGGATTAACGTTCGGAGCTTCAGAGTTGGTGAGCGACCGGTAGGAATTGATCTCGGCGATACAATCGCCCACCGTAAGCGCCGAAGAGTCCAAGTAGGATGTTGCACCTTCCGTGCGTTCCATCATCACGCCCGCGGCGTCGGCATAATGGCGCAAAGTCCACCCGATGCCTTGCCGTTTTTCGACGTTGCTTAGCTGGGCCGATGTGCTGCGGGCGAATTCGTTGTACTGCTTTTCGTAAGAGTACGCGGGCTGAACGAGGGCATATTCCGCATCGTCAAAAACGACGTGGGTCTTGCGGTTTGGCGTGACATCCATTAGCCTGCAAAATTCCCGTGGAACTGGGCCTCGCGTATCATTGCCGCCTGGTTTCCATACCAACCAAACGCGGGGGCAAACGCGCCCCGAGCCCGACCGCCAAACCCGAACGCGCCCCGCATGTCCTTAGCCGCGTAAACCAATTGCTCGGCGGCGTCGCTAAGTTTGTCCGCCGCTTTCTGTTGTGCCGCCGCTTGTCGCTCGGCTTTTCCGGGAACGCCGGGGATGGTTGATACGGACGAATGGGGCAGCAAGTCGGTGAGTTTGCCGAGCCCGTCAATGGCATAAATCGCGAACTTTTGCGCCAATCGTTCGGCTTGCTGCTTGTAGCTGTCAAACTTGGCCAAAATCTGGTCCGCCTCTTTTTGTTCGTTAGCGTTTGGCCCCGAGAACGCTAAAGCATCCTGCAATTGGTCGGGGTTAAGGCTGCGCAACCGTCGGTATTGGTTAAGCCCCAACGCCTCGCCGAATCGCGCCGCCTGCTGCGGGTCTTTGATGTTGACGAATTGCTTGATCTGGTCGATAAGCTGGGCCGCGCCGCCAGGTCGTCGAGCTGCATCCTCGGTTACTTGATCAAGCGAAACACCTGCCGCGCCAGACAACCCCGCGAGCTTTGACGCATCGGCCAGATTGGCCTTTCCCCTGAATTGAAAATCGCCAAACTCCGTGATCGATTGAACCGCGTTTCCGGCCACGACCGCGAGCCCGGCAATTGCCGCCGTGACCAACGCTACCGGGTTGTCAAGATTTTTGAATGCAAACGTGGCTAAGTTAATTGCGCCAACGAGGCTGCTCGCGTTGCTTCCTGCTCCGATGGCCGTGGTCAGCGACGGAATAGATCCGGGAACGGGAGCATTCGACGGCGGCGCGGGAAGCTGCTGCGTCACTGCACCGGCATCCGTCGGGACTTTGATGGTGACGTTTGACAACCCACGACCGGCGGACGCCACCTGCTGGAATTTGGTGGTCACATCGTCGAGTTGTTTGCCGATGCCGGTCAGCGATTTGGAGATCAAATCAAACGAGGCGGCGATCGCTTCGGCTCCGGTGAGTTTCAGTTCAAAAGTCATTGTTTCTGCCTTTGTGGGCTAAAATGAATCCGTGACGCCCCAATCGGGTTTGTGCCCTAACTGCCAAAATGTCATCTGGCTAACGGGCCATGCGTGCCCGCATTGCGGAGCTATGCCGTTCCCGCCTTCGCGCGAAATGATTGCCGGGATGTGGGGATGTTTCTTTTTGGGCGTCTTTGTTGGGCCAAACGGGTCTGCGCCCGTGATGACGTTTTGCCAAATCGCTTGGCTGGTGTCGATCACCCTTTCGATCTATCTTGCTTTGAGGCAAAATCCGACCGACAAACGCCATGGCAAAATTTGCCTTATCCTGAATTTGGTGATCGTGGCGGCAGTGATTTTGCTACTGCCAAGCCATCCGAAAGCGCCGCCGCCTGCGCCGGTACCGGATGATCCTATTCTCCAATCTCGATGATGTCGTCAAGCCATCGGCTCGACGGCTCCGGTACGTCGAGACCTTTGCGCCCCGCTAAACGTTCGTTGATCGACCACAGCAAGCGGTCCTGCCGCACGTCGAGGTAAGGGTGGCGGCCGTGATTAGCCACCACCGTTTGCGCTAACCGGCTAGGGCCTTTTTTTTTGAAAGGAGATTCCGCGCGTCGTTGGTGATCTGGTCGAACTCGTCCTCGGCGGCGACGCTCATTGCCACGAAGTCCTCCCACTCCCAAGGCTGCCAGCCCGGCTGTCCGTTGTCGGTTTGCATCATGACAAGCGTAGCCGCAGATTGAGCAAGCGAACGACTGATAGGCACCGCGCGCCCGCCAATCGCCGGGAAACACGTGTCCGAATCGGGACCGTAGATTTCCAGCTTTGCGGCCGCCAATTCGGACGCATACATCTGCTCGGCAATCCCGATCGCGCGAAGAATGACGCGCCCCGAAACCCCAAAATCGCGAGCGATTTCGGGGCGCGGAGCCAATTCCATTGAAAAGAAGTTGGGTTTCATTAGGAGAACGCGGGGTTGGCGATGTAAGAGCCAGACGAGGACACGGCGACGGTTTCAACGGTCATCTGTCCAACCGTCTTGCCTTTGCGGTACGACGGGTTGTAGCGAATCCATTTCACGTAGGCGGTTTCGGTTCGCACCGTGGTTCCCGCGTTATTCTTCCACGTGGCAACGAGCTTGATGTAACGCGACGTGCGGGCCAGCAAATCAAGGGCGTTGGCGCTTGCCGTTACGCCCGTGCCGCCGGTCGGAGCGAGTGCCTGCATGATTTCGCTCAGCGTGTAGGTAGTTTGCTGGGTGATATCGACGTTATTCACATAACCGCAGTCCATCGGAGAGATGTTCTCCATTTGGTATTCGGTTTGAGCGTTTTGCCCCGCGTCGCCGTCGAGGATGCCGGTAAACACGACCGGTCCGAGACTGTTGTCAGACAAAATGCCAGTGGTCGCGGCAACATCTTGCGGGGTGGCCGCAAACGTTACGTTTTTACCCAAAAAGGGAATGAGGATGGCGTTAGACATTATTGCTGCTCCTGCGCGGGCGGCTGGGCCGGTTGCTCAGTCGGCGTCGTTTGAGGATCAACCACGACGCGCGGGTCGTTGTCCTCGACTTCAATAATCTGGGTTTGGCCCCCAAACCCGTGAATGGTTAGCGTTTTCATATCTGATTGATCCTGTCTAGAGCCTGCTGCAAATTGGACATCCGCACCGGCAAAACCTCGGCTTCGGCGCGCTCGACGATCGGCCGCCGGATCTGTAAATTTGTCGGCGTCGCGTCGAGAAATTGGGCGTGCTGCGTGTTGTTGACAACTTGGTTTGTCATCGCGTCTCCCTGGAAATATCCCGGCTGCTGCTGCCACCCCGCCGCGAATTCGCCGGTTTGGATGTTGATCACGCCCGCGTCGCCCCCGTTGGGGATTGGTCCGCGCGGCCCGGCTGCGCCAATCGGTCCATAGCCGTACGGATGGCCAAAACCTCCGCGCGCCACCGGGGTTGATAACATGCGTTCGGTCGCCGTGCCCGATGACCGGCGGTGCAACACGTCGGCGGCAAAATCAAGCGTTTTATGCTCCGCAAATTCCAATTCGGCGAGCGCCTCGGCTTTGGCTTGTTGCACGGCTTTTGCGGCTTCGGCAAACGTCACGAGTTGTCCCTGGGCAATAGCTTTTGCCACGAAACCGACCCACCCACCGCGCGAACCTGCGACATCACCGCGAGAACCTCGTTTGCCGGGTTCATGTCGGACGAATCAATCGTTGCCTGTTCCACCTCAGTGAAAGTTGTGAACCCGCGCGAGTAGACATAGCTGGACAACGCGTACAATTTGGCGTTAACGGTGAGCTGCGTCGCGCCGTTGGCCTCCGAATCGATGTAGAACACCGTCACTGGAGCCCATGTTACGTGCCGATCCATGCACCAAGCGGGCTCATTGACGAGGTGGCCGAAACACAGAAACGCGTACGGCAAACTCGGCGATCCGTCGGCCATGCGGTTAACAATGTTGGTCCGCAGAGCTTGCAACGCCGTGAAGAAGTTCGAGACCGACGCCGAGCCGGGAAGAACGATTTCCGGCCACACCGTGTTAATGGTGGACATCCACTCGGCTTGAAACGCGGGTAGAAAATCGCTCATAAGGTGTAAACCAACGGCGCGGGTGTCGGGGTCATGTACCAGGTTTGGTAACCGGTAATGGGCCGTACGTCCGGCTCACCGACAACGGTCATCCACATTGTGCGGCCATCGCGCGTGGTGATAAAAAGGACGTCTTCCGCGTTAATATCCAGCGACATCGGGCCATCGCCCACGTCCGACGTCACCAGGTTTTGCCGCTTCAATACCACGGGGATTGGGCCTAACTTTTCGTCAAAGTTCTTGGTTCCGTGATGAAAAAATTTGTAGCCAGAGTGAACCTTTTTGTACCCTTGGTTCCAGTTGCCCGCCGAATCCCGCGCGGTGTTTTGCAGCCGGTACACGTCGCACGTGTCAAGGTCGTTGGCGGTCGTACGGGTAATCATACGAACGGGGCCTCGGTTTTTCGGAGGAATTGGCGGAGCGGTCGCCGGTACAGGTTGCAAACGTCGTCGAACGTCGCCCGCCAGTTAGCAAGCTGCCCGATCGGCGAATCAGAGTAGGTTGCAGAATAATCCATATCCTTGACGCTAATCTGAACGCCGTCGGCGGTGGTTCGGTAAGCGTCGGCAATGTCGGCCGCTGCTTTGCCTCGCACGGCGTCCCACACGTCGGGGATGATTGTCGCGCCGTAACCCCACGTGCCGGTGATCGCCACGTTACTCCTTCCCTGCGGCCAGTAAGTGAACCAACCGTAAAGCACGTTTGGCGGCCCTTGAAGAATCTGGATTTTGTTGTTCGCAAAGAGGTTCTGCGAAACCGTGTAATACCCAAGAAGGTTAATGGGCGTCGCCTGCGGCACCGTGAAAAGCGTAATCTCGCTGACGCTTACATAATCGTCCACAAACAGTTCACCGGTACCCGATCCGTCGAAGTATCGGGTTTCGCCGTCCGAGCCTTTGAGAAATTGCCGGTTGGTTTTCTTTGTCAGCGTTTGAACGGCGGCGTTTATTTTGACGGTAATTTCGTCGTCCGACACGCCTGATCCAAGCGTGATTCGGGTAGCGGCAATTAGGGATCGCACGTCCGACGCGGTGGGCCAAACGGTGTAGGTAGTCATTGTAGGGATGGGGCGGGACATCCGCCCCGAGGTCGTGCCCGTTAGGGCATTGCGTTACCGACGGTCGCCGAATAGGTGATGGTCGGAGTAGAACCACTGCCCGCGACTGTGGCCGTCAGACGGATGGTCGCCGCCGTATTCGGTACCGCCATAAGCGGCGTGACGAACGGGATGTCAATCTCACCGGCTTGCGCGGTCGTGCTCAACGCGATGGGCGCGGCTGCGCCGATGTTCTGGTAGGTCGAGCCGTCGGGCGCAAAATCGATGTTAAACGTCACCGAGTTATTGCCCGAAACGTTGGTCGCGGCAGAATAGAGAATCCGCGCAACCAACGGCTTTCGGTTGCCGTTGGGCCAGGAAAGCCCCGACCCGCTGTAGGTCGAGGTCTGAGTCGTCGAGGTCTGAAGGACTAGAAGGGCGTCAACCATTTCGTTAAGCCACCTTGATATCGTAGATGCGGCCAATTCCGCGCGTGTACTGCTGGTAGAGACCGATCGCCCATTCGAGGAAGATTCGGTACATGTTGGGTTCGTCCGGTCGAAGGCCAATGTTCTGAGCGCGAAACGGCTCCATCTGCCAACCGGCGAACGAGTCCTCGCCGTACTTCACGCCGTAGACCGAAGTGTAAGTCGAGGAGCCATTGGCACCCGCCGAGGTCTCCGTGTTGGTGATAATCTCGGTCGTCTGGTCGGCCTTGACACCGATGGAACGCACGATTGCGTTTCGGTAGGTCATCACGCGGCGCTCAAACGCGTCTTTGGTCATGTCAAAACCGCCGCCGGCACCGAGCAACCGAATCGCTGCGGCAAGTCGCCGGCGGAGGTTTCGGTTCATGTAGAGCGTTACGTTATCGCCGTCCGGGGACCCGATTTCGTCCAAAAGCTGGTCAATGTAGCGAATGAACGTGTTCGCGTTGGTCGCGCTCATGCCCGAGTCCGACAAATCCACGCCGCCCGCGTTGATTTTGCACGCGGAATTGGTGCCCCACGACGTGGTGTCGTCGAGTCGTTGCCGAATGCCAACAAACGAATCCGCGTTACCGGACGCGTGGTTATTGTTGAAGAACTTGTCCGTGATATCGTAGCTAATCGCCCTAAGTTGCATATTCACCTGGACTTCGGCGGGGTTGCCGACCGCGTTTTTGTCCATGAGAAGAAGCCGGTCGATATCCACGAGCTGGGACAACACGTACGCCTGTTCGGAAAACGGCGAGGACGAACCCGAAGAAACCACTGCCGAACCGTTTAGTTTGCGCCAGTTGACCGCCGGGAGGTTTCCGACGACGCGCGAACCGTTGGCTTTTAGCGTCGGGTTAGTCTGGAAAGGGATGTCATTCAGAACGGAATGCACATCAAGCAGGGAAAAAACGACACGCTGGATTAGCGATTCGTTGGAGATAGCAGCGTATTGCTGCAATGTCATCGAAGATGACGAAATACCGGTAGGCACTTTGTTTGCTCCTTTTTAGTGAGCCTCACCCCAAGGGTTAGCGCGGGTGGAACGCGGTCAAAGTGTCTCGCTCGTGTTCTAGAGGCGCGGAGCGGTCGCGCCCTGGGCTTACTGCGGCTTGACGCCGGTAATGGTCGTTCCGTCAAGGGCTTTGACGGTGGTGGTTTCGGGAGAAACTAGGGAGTCGCGAAGACTGATCCCGCCCCATTGGCTGGGTGGCATTGACGCTTTGGGCTCGGCCACATGCGAAACGGAACCCGGCTGCGCGGGCTGCGTCACCGTTCCCGCCGATCGAATCACGGCGGGGACGATTAGATCTTTGGCCGTACGCAAGGCGTCAAGTCGCTCGGCATAGCTGCCCGTCGAGGACAGTTTCGCGACTTTCTCGCGGGCGGATTCCGGCAAAGACGCCATTTCCGCGTCGTAAAGGTTTCGAAACGCCGTCTCGTATTTGGCCGTTTCGCCTTGCAACGCTTCGGCTTTGGTTTTAAACCCCAAAAGATCCTCGCGTTCGGCCTTGAGTCGGTCGATTTCATCGAGTTTGGCCCGTTCGATTTCGGTCAATTTGGCCCGCAATTGCTCGGCCTCGGCAGCTTTGGACTTTAGCCCTTCGGCTTCGCGTAAAGCCTCATCCCGCTTGCGGATCTCTTCGCGAAGGCTTCGGATTACGGAGTTGTCTTCACCGCCCGATCCCGCGCCGGTGTCTGCGTTTCGATAGATTCCCTTCATGCTTCCACCCGCCGGTAAACGCTGCAATGGGTTGCGCTGTCCCATTCCACCCATTGGACTTTCACCCCGCCCAATTCCACGGCAATTTGATTTTCGTCGAGGTACGGGGCGCAAGGTGTGCTTTTACCCGTGAACTCGTCGATCCGTGAATTTCGGTGCGGGTTGCCCTGCCACGGCTGCCCAAACCAGACAAACGCGTCGGATGGGCCGGAAAAGCCCAATTCGGGGTCAAAATGAGCGACGTAACCGCGCGCCTGATCGGCGCGCCAATCGCCTAAACTCTCCGCTTTAGCCTGCGGGTCGGCAGTTGTTCTTGCCATGAGGTTTTGTGTTGCTCCGGATAACGCCGGGTCGTTTGCCGTCAGAAACTGATAAATTGGCCGTCCACGCGAAGGCGGCAATGGCAGAAAACTTTGCACTCGCTTCTGCCGTCACCCGGCACGGCGGGAAGGGTGTCAACGGTATACGGACCGGCGGCAGCCCATGCGGGGCAGTCCATGCAATGGTCTTCGTTGTCACCTGGCACCCAATCGATCGGGACATATGGTGCAATACCAAGAAGCAAACCGACATTTGCACTGCCGCGAGTTCGCTCGGCGTACATTAATGCCCGATTGGTGATTGGCTTTTCGCGCGCCTCCTCTTTGCCGTCGTCGGTCAACGTCCAGTAGCGCGGGTCGCGGTTTTGTAGCTCTTCCATGAAGAACCGAAGGAAGTCGGCCTGGGCCGACATTGTTTCGGCGGTTTCGTTTATCGCCGCTTGCGTCCCGACCTGAACGCCCATGCTTGCCGCCCCAGCTTGGTAAGCCCTAGCGTGCGCCGGTTGCAACGTCGCCAACATGTTCGCGCCAAATTGACTCGGGCTAATGACCTGCGACGCAAGGGCGATCGAATGGGCCCGAACTTCTAACTCGGTCGTCGAAAGCAACGTGGCAAAGATCGCCGCCCAATATCGCCGATGAGCGCCTCGGTTATGCGGGCTGATTTCGATGATGTGGCCGCGCCGCCGCTCCAGCGTTTGCGTGCGGAATCGCTCGTTAACTTTCATCCGTCATGCCCCGCCGAGCCCGCTCAAAGTTGCTCGCGGCGGTCGCGGCCATTTCTTTTTCGGCGACTTCTTGTTCAGCTTTGGCTTGTTCGGTTTCCGCGACCAACGCGTCAACATCAATAATGTTGTCCTGCTCGGCGATCGCCATCACGGCGCGCGGGTGAGTCGTGAGACCGTTGTTAAGCAACGTGACTTCATAGGTAGCGATCTGGTTCTTTTCTTCGGGCGTCAGCGGCCAGTACGGTCCCCAGTGGATCTGGACGTCATCCACTTTGGACCATCCTTTAATGCCGAGATGCGCCATTCCTTGCGCCATCCGTTCAAAAAACACACAGATTCCGTCCTCGCCATACGTGGTCCGCTTGCTGTCGGTCATTTCAATCAACGGCGCGTAAAGTTGGGTCAGGACCGCGCTGGTGAGATTTCCTTTATTTGTCACTTCGCCGGGATTGATCTCGACGCTGCCAACGCATTCAAGAATCATGCGTTTGAGGTCCTGAGCAAATTCGCGAAGGTGCGGCCGCAAACCCACATCGGCGGTCAGGGTTTCAATTCGCCCCGGCGGTCCGTCGGCATTCTTGGACTCAAGAACCTGCGTGCCGAGTGGTCCATCCGCGCCAGCGGAATCCTCCGTTGGGGCCTGAAGGTCGATGTACGCGCGCTTCGGCGTGATCGCAGATTGGTTATTCTTATGCGCGAGGTCGTACGTAAAATTGAAGAGGTCGATGACGTGATACACGGACCATAAATCACCTTCGCCGGTCTCGCGTCCTACTTCTTGGTTTTTGATGTACCAGAGCGGGATAACCCCAAATTCGTTGGGCCGTCGCTCGCTTGGCTCCCATTTGTCGTACACATCAACGATGTTGGCGACGCTGTTAGGATCGTTGCCCCATGCCTTCTCAAGCACCATCATCGGCAACGGCTTGTAAAGTTGAAGCGTCGTGTCTGTCCAGTCCTCGCGGTACCAGTTCCAAACGCCGTTTTTCGCGTCGTACATTGGAAACTGTACGCGAGCCATAAGGAGATTTTGCGAATCTGCCGGGTCCCAGTAAAACCGCACATACTCGGCGGGGTCAAGCACATGGATTCGGATTCCGCCTTCGTCTTCGTTGTAAGACCACTTAAGCGCCACGCCGCCACTGAGCGCCCCGGTAACGGCCATCGCTTTGGCCCGGCTCGCCATGTTATTGGCGGTCCACGCGTCGTTTACTAGCTCGCCCACCTGGTTGTTTTTGGGGCATCGAAACGTGACGCCTTTCCCAAAGAGCCAAGTTGCGCCGCGGCTGACGATTTTGCGAGGCAGCGGCAAACATCGCGGCAACGGGCCGCGCTCTTCCGTTTTCCATTCCGCCGTCATCGCCGAATACACGGGATAGGGCGCAAGGTTGTGATACGCTCGCGCGGCTCGGCTGATAATTCGCACGGCGTCAAACCCCGGCGGATTGTTGCGGGTGCCGATAAGGTCGTTAGGGTTCTGAATCATAAAAAAGATTGAGCATTTGCCCTAAGCGGGGTTCCGCGTCGTTTGGTAACTCTAATTTCGTTGACCGCATCGGCGAACGCGTCGGCCTGGTCGTCGTAAAAGTGATCTTCATCCGCGCGGAACTGCCGCAATTCTTCGGAGAAAGGCCAGTTCCATTCCCCACGAACCAAAAACACGTTGCTTTCGTTGACCAGCTCGGCGGCATTTTCACCGCGCGTGGCTTTCTTGCCAGTCACGGGTTTTGAAACCACGTCAAATCCGGCCAGCATTTCCTTGAGCGCCACCACCTGAAAAGAACCAGCTTGCGCCGGATCTTCGGGAAGGTGGGTCTTTGCCGTGCCTTTGGCCGCATGGGCAAACGAAAACCGCTCTGCCCCACCCGCACGAAAATAACCGCGATCATCAATGTCGTCGGGGCCGTAAACCTTAAACTGCGCATCACGTCGAGCCGTGCGAAGGATTAACTCGCGAACGCCGCGCGGCTCGAACTGGTGGCGTACGACGTCGAGCACGTAGATTTGGCCATTCTCGGCTGCCCCAACAAGCACACCAACAGTCCAGTCGCCGCCGTTTTGTGTCGCGTCAAGATCCCACGCCCGAACGAGTCGGAGCTTGACGCCTGGCGGAATTGCGTCCACGTATTGCAAACGCGTGTGGTCGTAAAAGAACCCGTTCGCGCCACTAACCTCGTGCTGAGCTTCGCGTCGAAACGCCGACCATCCCCATTGGATAATTTGGCGTTGGCACGTTTCAAGCGACTGTCCCGCCCATGTCGGCGTGCCCCCGATTATGCGTTTGTAGGTGCGGCCATTGGGCAGCGTCGAGTCTTCGACTTGCAGATTTTCGACCGCCGGAATCGGCCCCACGATATCCGCGTCAAGCAAATAATCCGCGCGGCGATGAACAATCCGCGCCACGATCCCATCATCAATGATGAGGTTTTGCAGAAACAGAATCACGCAGTCCGACGATCCCGCCGGAAGCAGTGATTGCGTGATGGCAACCTCTTTTTTACCGGTCGTCGCGGGCGTGTCTCGGCGAGAATCGATGTCGTCGAATACGATGATGTCGGGCCGAAACTCGTCGAGCTTGACACCACGCGCCGCGACGTCCAGCCCAATGCCCGCCAAGTTAAACCCGTTCGACGCGCGAAGCTGATCACGCCGCCAGCCTTTGGAATGCCCTCTGCGGTTGATTGCCGGTCCATAATTAAGGCGCTCCAACAATCCCGCGACCGTTTGGACGTGTTTGTCCGCTTGGTCCTGGGTTTCGCAGACGTAAAGGCAAAATTTGCGGGCCAATCGAGATCCGACGAACGCGATGCCAAGTTCACCAGTGGATGACTTCGCGCCACCTCGTGGCCACACTTCGACACGTGGCGGCGGAGTTAGTCCCGGCTGCAACCCTTCAAACCATTCCCAAAGGTCGTTATGACGCTTGGCGAACGGGGCCGAAACGATCGACGGGAAATGCTGCCTTAACCACGCGTCGTGGCGCATCATTGCGGCGGCGGGTTTCTTTTGTCCACCAAACGCAAACCCCACAGCCTTGACTTTTGGCAATTTAATCACCAACCCCGGCGGCATCTTTACCGGCGCAATGGATTCCGGCGAGGATCGGTATCTCACGACGGTTTGTCCCGCGGCGCTAGGTGATCAAGCATGCGGCCCATCTTGTCAAAATTCACACCGATGAGCACCGCAAGGTCTCCCGCCGTTTGCTGCATAAGCCATTTGGGGTTTCGTACGTGTTCCTGAATGGCGATCGCGGTTTCGAGCTTGGCCGCAAGCAGTTTTCCGACCAGGCTGGTCAAATCCAAGATCTCGGGATCGGACGCTCCCGAACCGTTTGTCGAGCTAACGATCGCCGGGGTCTGCCTGGCGTATTTTAGGGCCGTGGACGGAGAAACGCCATGGGTGCGAGCAATCTGCTGCACGGATTCCCCGGAGGCAAAATCGGCCGCGATCGCCGCTTTTTTTTCTGTAGAAATTTGCTTCATTCGTGACCGCCCGCCATACGAATGGCCGTGCAAACGTTTGCAATACATTCGAATGGCGGGCGGATTTGAACCTACGCGCGTGCGTTTTTCCGTTCGAATGATTTACGCGAGGGAAACAACGAGCTCCACGTCGCCATGCCCCACAAACGGGAGCGACACGGGCGCCGTTAGATCCAAAACCACGCCGCCGGCCTGTCCGGGCAACCGAAAAGCGGCCAAACCGTCACGAATAGCTTCGCTGACGTTGTCGGGAAGGTCGATATGAGCAATCGGTTCGGTAACCGACTTTTTGCCCAGGATCGGCAAAATGGCCGATTCACGAAGGGAGATGGTGAGAGTTGCCATGGTTGTTTATCCTTGCCCCGTGGGGGCCGAAATTAGCGGTTAGCAAAACGGGCCGAGGGGTGGGAAGTTAACACCCCGACGTGGAGGAAGGAACACGTCATTCGGCCCGCGTTGCGGGTTACTGGACCGCGCCGTCGTCGGTGCGAATGCCGAGCTTGCCCTCGATCCGGGCCAGTCTTCGGTCGATAAGCTCGATCCGGTCCACTCGGGATCCCAAAGCGGCGATGTCCCGATCTTGCCGGGCATCGGTCGCGGAGGTGGTTGCGCTGGCCGCTCCGGCGGCAAACACGGCCGCGACAATCGCGGTTGCCACTGGCCACCATGCAGGCACCAAACGCAGCCCTTTTTCGGTCGCTTCGGCTTCGCTCACTGGTCGCTTCCCATTGCGACGAGGTCGCTGCGCGAGTCGTACGCCGGGGTGCATGCGGCCCACATCACGACCACGTAAAGCACGGCCAGAAAGTAAAGCCACGCCATCGAAAGCCTGCGTCCGGTGTCCATCGGGTCCCTCATGCCGACCCCCAAGTGGCCGACATATCGACGACCGTGTCCGTGTCAACGACAAGCCCCAGAATCGCCGTCGTCGGCCCTTGCATGATCGAAACCCCCGGCATGTTCGGGTCAAAACCTTGCCATTTTGGCGCTCCGGCAAGCTGGCCAGAATGGGCCAAACCGGCATCCACCAGCATCCGAATGACCAGGCCGGAGCCGTAGACCGCGGCGAGGTACGAGTGCTGCCGCAAGTAACCGTGGACGGCTTCGAAGTACGGAATCACGTGGTCTTGCATGTCGGCCACCGTGGCGTCGTAGTCCACGGCGAAGAAAATTTGCGACCCGCTCGGTTGCCCAATCTGCTGGGCAAAGGTCACCGCCGCGCCCGCATCGGCTAACCCTTGCGCCGGGTTGAAATACCGGGACCCCGTCGGCAAACCCTTTTCCCAAATCGACCAAAGCCGAATGCCGACCGACTTCAAGCCCCGGACCATTGCCCCCGAACAGCGGTCGGCCCGGAGGTAAATCCCGACGGCCTGGATCCCCGCCGCCTGAAGGGCGTGGGCTTTCCCCGTGGTGTCGGTCGCGACGTCGATGGCTTTCAAACTCGGCATGATGGGCTCTGGGTAACAAAAAAACCGCCCCGGAAATCCGGCAGCGGTTCGCAATTTTGTGATCTTTCAGACGCAAAAGGGGATCGGTAACTGGAGAACAGTTTAGGTTCAACCCCCACACCAGGCCGCAAGACTTTTTCAAATTCTTCGAGGTTCTTGCGATCATCACCGCAACGACCGATACCATGATCCGAATATATCACGAGTGCCTGATCTTTTGGGCCAAATCCCGGGACGCCGCATCGGCCACTTCGAGGTGATCCGGCGCGTTGACCCGCATTGGCCGGACGAACGGGTCCAGCAGCTGCCGACTCTCGACCGACCGGAGAAATTCCGCGATGACCAGGTCCGGGATTTGGCTCGGCAGGTAGCCCAGAAACCCGCCCCAGCGGAGCCGAAGCAGCGCCCGGGTCAGTCCCTCGCCCGGTCCTCTGAACCGGTCCATCGTCGGCGACGCGCCGTCCCGATAACAGACCAGCAGGGCAGGCTTGGCGACAACAAACCCCGGCGTGGTTTCGACGTACGTGGCCACCGCCGCCCCTTCGTCGAGTCCCACCGTGCCGATTCCGGCGACGACAAACCCCGCCGTCCGGAACGACCCGCCGGCCGTCCACAGCCCCCAAATCCTGCAAAGTTGCTCCGCCGTCATTTCTGCCATTTTTCCAGTTCCTTGCGATAACGACCGACAACCGACGCCGCCGATCCACCCCCAAGCCCCCGTCATGCCCCGACCTGCATCCCGTCGCGAATCCGGGTTTCGAGGGTTTCCGTTCGATGCCGAATCCAGGCATGCAAGCTCAGTCCCGCCTGCTCGGCCTGTTGCCGTTTCCAGTCACTAATCGGCAACCCTAGCGATTTAGCCTGACGCTCGTCGTCCGTGGCTTGCGCCATCTTTGCCGCTCGGAGTTGTTGCTCGAACTCCGGCTCGCAACGACCCTTGGTGCGGCCCAGAGTGACGACGCCGTCGGCGCGTTGTCCGTCGGGGATCTTGCCGAGGACTAACCCCAGTAGCGGGTTAGCCGAGTTATCCGGTATTTCCGGAATCCCCCTAGCCGAAGGCAAACCTCTGGGACTCCCGCCGGTCTCGCCCATCGCTGCCGGGAGAGCCTCCCTGTCCTGGTCGCCGAGACCGGCGGGCGGAGATGGAGATGGAGATGGAGATGGAGATGGAGATGGAGATGGAGATGGAGATGGAGAGCGCGCGCGCGTGGAGCGTTTCCCAATTCCGAATTCATCCCCCCCCTTTTCGGAATTTTGAGGCCCTTTTTCTGAACGGATTCCGGAACTCTCAGCCTCTTCTCCGGAAATCCCTTGAGCGATTTCGGAATTTTCGGCCTGATTTTCGGAATTGTTGCCGCCCGTTTCGGAAGTTTCACCCCCGTCCCGACGCTTGTCGATAAGGTCGAGAACCGCTTGATCCAGCCGGTTGTACCGCTCGATTTCCTCCTTCGAGAGCGCCTTTTTCAGGTGGATTGCCCAGATTTTAGGTTCAATGATGCCCAAAACCGGGTGCGGGTGCACCGCGGTCATGCTGTACTTGTCTTGAAACTTCTGGTAGCGAAACCAGTTGGTCACATAGAAAAAATCCGCGCCATTCGCTGAAAACGGGGTCAATAATCCGTCCCCCCGACTATCCTTGCGAAAAGCGATCTCTTTTAGGATTTTCGCGATCTGCGCGAGATTTTTTCTTCCGGGACACACATTTATGCTCCAGAACATCGGATCGGCGGGGATTCTGCCGTAATCATCGCAATGCGCAAGTCCCATCACGAACAGCAGCGCGGCCGCGTCGGAAAGGCCCAGGAAGTGCGTCGAGCGCGAGATTTTGGCCGAGATAATGGCGGAATTCATGGCTGCCTCCTCGCCCGCTTTGTGCGCGTTACGGGCTTCGCGTTGCGCCGTTTCGTCGGCGGTTTTTGGTAACCGGTGCCGACTAGACTCGCTAGGGCAAGGGCGTCGGCCTCGTTATCGTCGACGGGTCTAAACCCGTTACTCCGCGCCCACAGGACCACATCATCCTTCGATGCTCGGCCGCTACCTGTCGCGTGAATCTTGATTGCTTGGACGCCAATCCCTCGATAGGGCGTGTGGCTTTCCTCGCAGAAACAC